CATATTCAATCAACTTGCTAATAATCCTAACATGATATGCATCGTAATCAAATTGTACAAACTTGTTACCTTCTTTGGGAACGAATATCTCCCTACTACCATCTCGTTTATTTAATGCACCATAATTGATACCTAAATGTCTATTGGATGGTCTACTTGTTATTGTATATGGATTGTATTCGGTGAATGTTCTATTTCCTTTAAGTGATTTGTGATTACTTGGCCATCTATCAAAAAATTTTCCCCTATCGACCTCTAAACCGAAACGTTCAATCTGAGATAAGGTCGGAATCATCGTATCATCTACCCAAGAATTAGTAGAGTTTAGTTCCCATTCATCAACAATATCTCGTAGCACTTCACCCCATCTCATTATAGAGATACTTTTACCCAAACTATCTTTTATATTCAAACGAGTATAAAAGTTCGTTAGAGTCTCTAATTTATATGTTATTGGATATATTGTGTTTTGTTCAAAGAATAATGAGGTTTGTACATCTTTTAGATTTTTTATTCCTAAATCACATTGTAGTAAACCTTTTTTGTTCCAACACCATTTATTTTGATTCGAGGTTGTCAAATCTATTTCTAATCTTTCACAATCATTATGATTAAATGGAAGTATAAAATCATCCGATTCAAATCTAACATATATAAATGATAACTCATTGTTCATTGGATGACACTCTAAATCACCCCATATAGGGATGAGTTTACACTCTTGAGTATTCCAATATTCAAGAAATTGTGCTATCTCTTTATTAGATTCAACTATAACCATATTTGCTAATATACGAAATTATTTTGAATTATCCAAATTATTTTCACAATTTTTTTTGTGTGAAAACCAACCTCCACATTTACATTTTATATAATGTACAGTTGTTGCTATGATTGGTAAGGATGCCATAGTATTCCAAATGTTTGGATGAAAGTGTTCACCACAGATTCCAAATATGTGTCTAAAAAATTCTATCATCTGTAATGTTATAATTGTATAAAGTTCCACAATCATCATCTTCATCAACAATGTTTTCAGTAACCTTACAATAATGTGGTAGTATTTCTTGTAATCCTTCGAAATCTACTTTTTGCCAATATCCAAATCTGAGTGTTATTCCTTTACCTTTAGTAAAGTAAGAGTCATATCCGATTTCAAAATCAGATGAACCATACCACTTTTTAATTTCTTTAAATTTTTTATATCCTATTCTCATATTAATAACCTATAAAGTTATAAGGAACTGATTCAACCAATCCTTGTTTAACTGCGTATGGATATTCTTCGTTTAACCAATAGTTTTGAACATTTACAACTTCACAGAAAACATCTTTGTAAAGTTCATCAATACTATATCCATCACCATATTTGATACCACCACAAAGAACCATTAGTTCATTTAGTTTATCGAAATTATTTTTATATTTTCTAATTGATTTTTGAATCTCACGAATCATCATAGTAGCTACCTTATCATTGTAATCATACATTTCTTGAGACCAAGGTTTTGTTACTTGTGGTTTTATTAGTACTTTCATATTTTATATTTTAGATACAACCCATGATAGAGTCGATGTTTTTAAGAACTGTTTTACTCATGAATTGTTTGTTATATCCTAACCAACCGCCGTATTTCGTAACTACATTATCAATCCACTCTTTTTCGTTATCGGTAGGAGTATAATCTAAATCGGTAATTTCTATCCACTTGTTCCACTCGTTCATCCAATAGTGTTTAGTTCCCCAATTCGGTTTGTTCTCTATAAAGATGTAAGAAGGGAAGTACTTCATTGGAGTTCCATTGTCAGTAGAAGGAGAATCTTCTCTCATTTCGTACATATCAATCATACCATTGAAAGAACCACCTTTCAGCATGTATTCCCATTGTTTAATATCTTGGTAGATAGTAGAATCAACAGATGAACCATCTCCATTACACACATTCACTCTTACTGAAGAACCACCACTATAAACATCAGAGGTAGAACTCACAACTAATGAAGGGTAATTTTTCTTAACATATTGTTTGATTATCGAAGCAACAACTTTAGCCCTCATATAAACATAAGGTTCGTTGTTGTTATAGGTATCATAACCTATGGATTCTGAAGGGATTAGGAAGTCATTTCCATTAATCGAAATTTTTACTTTTTTTAATTTACTCATTTAACTATGTTTTAGGTTTTAAACTCAATCTTACATAGCTAATATACGAAAAATAGCTCAAAGCTCCAAGGCATTTTTGAATTATTTTGCTAAATTTTTGCAGAACCTACATCGATTGGTTCTCTCTTCATATGGTTACCTGATGCAAAGTTTGCACCTTGTTTAATATAACCAGTTAAGAATGCCCTTCTGAATCGTTTTGATGTATTTGGTTCAGAACCATGAATAACATTAGAATGTAGTAAGGCAACCTGTCCTTTTCTTAGATACCCATCAATGTGTGGAAAATTATGGTCCTCTGGTAATACACAAGGTTTACCCCTTTCGTTTTTCCAATTCTTAGGATTTGAACCTACCCTTTCTTCATCTACTTCGATAGGTAATTTTCCTAATCTATGTGAACCTTCTAAGTACCATACAGAACCATTATTGGGGTCATGATTATCAAATGCAATCGAAACGTTGATTATTTCATTTGATTTACATTGTGTATAAAATATATTTTGATGTTGGTCTCTTCCTAATTGACCTGGTGGTTTAAAGTATGCCCAAGTTTGTACACCAAATATTTTAGAATCCATAAGAAACTCACATGCCTCAATGATTTTAGGATGTTTCATTAAATTAGTAAGTTGTTCTGATTCTTTATGTGGATACATATACGGGTCATACTCACCCCATTGTCCTTCTGTATCTTTTTCTTGTCTTTGAATTCTGATTCGTTCTAACTCCTCAGCGTAAGAATCTACTTCACTGTCTGTTAGTAGATTTAATATAGATACTCCCTTGTATCTCCAGTCAAATTGTAATTGTTGTTTTTCTTCCTGTGATAAGTAACTCATATAACTAATTTAGTTGTATATTTATATATATTAAAAATTTAAATAATAATTAATATACCGATATATCTCTTCTGAAAGTTTTTGATGTCCTAATAGATTTGGATGACCATCATCTATACCATTTTCTTTATTACCTATTCTACCTTCTATGTAATCATTGTAAAAAACTATCATATTTGTAGTCCAATACTCATAATCATTTGTATAATCGGATTTATCATGATAAAGTAAACTACATCCATGCCAATCTTTTTCTACCTTAAATTTTACAAGATTTAAATCTATTTTTTTAATTTCTTCAGATAGTAATTTCATTGCTTCTGGTTCTTCTTTACCTTCTTTACCATCTGGTCTCAATTCTTCTAATTGTTCTGTTGGTATTATTAAAAACTTACATCCTAGTTCTCTTAACCAAGAACATAAAAATATAGTTCTTTTTATTTCTTTTTCGAAGTTGATTCCACCATCTTCAAATGAACCATACCAATTCATTATTGCATTTTCTTCGTGATGAGTATATGGTTCTCCCCAACCAACATTACCAGTTACTTTTTTATATCGTTGTTCATTTATAGACCATACATCATGTCTAACAGAATTAGGCATTTCTAAAATATAAAGTACTTCTTGTGGATTTTTGTGTTTCAAGATGAAATCACTTGTCATTCTTAATACTCTTTCCCAAGAACCACCATAATCTGCTTCATTGGTTACTGGTAAGTTTATTTTGTTTTGTAATAGTGTTGGCCAATTGTTATCAATACGAAACTTTACTCTTTCTTCTTCGGATGCATCCCATTTTGGATACTCTGATTCGTATTTATTTAATTCCTTTAAAAAGGATGGGAGGTCTAAACCATAACCATAAGTAAATGAAGAACCATTTACATATATTTGTTTTATCATCTTTCTTTTTTATAATATTGTAACAAGTTTGGTAAATACATATTAAGATTTGGTATTACATCTGAAACTGATGCTATACTCAATGCATTCTGGTCTTTGGGTGTTAGTGGTTGTGTTATATCATCTGTAATTTTATAAGTATCTCCACCAAATATTACCCAATTAATAATTGCTAAATTATATCTAGTACTTTTTGTATATTTTGAACTTTCTCTTCTACTTACTTCGTATATAGGTGAGTTTCTATCATTAGATTTCTGTATAAAGTAGCGTTTAATTACACCAGTTTCATAATCTTTATCAGTTAATTCTGGTTTATGTTGTACTATTTTTATACTTTTGAACTGTTCATCAGATTTATTCAATATTTTTTTGTAAGAAGTAACCATTTTATCTTCTGATGCATCACCCTTTACTAACTTACCATTCGGTAATCTAGTCCATCCATTAGGTATATAGTTATTTTTATCTGTTAAACTCATGATGATACGTTTCTAAATTGTCCTTCTATATTTGTTTTCCAATTCATACCTTCAATCTGTTGATTGATTTGTGTAACTTGGAAAAATCCATTGTCGTATTGTGGAGGTAATCCTAATACTTTAAATTTATCTCCTCGTTTCCATCCACTTAATCCATGTATTGTAAATGAAAACTTAATAGGTAGTAATGCTTGTCCTATTTGATGTTCTGGTGTACCACTCTGAACTCCATCTTCTCTTCTAATTAAATTTAGTAATGATGGGTCATCATAAATTGCCATCAATAATTTATTATACGAACCACGAGAATCTAAATCATCTGCACTATTGTTAATACTATTTGGATATACTCCAGCTTTATCTTGAAATACAGAATACATTGATGCTATTTTTTCTTCTTTACTCGGTTCTTTTGATGATTCCGGTGGTTTTGCTTGTAAGTTCTGTTGATTTACTGTTGCAGATATCCAATCTACTTCATCTGTAAATAATCCTCTACCAGTTGTAGGTGCAGTTGTACTTCCATCTGGATTAACTTGTATTCTACCTTTAGTTGCCTTTTTCATGGTAATAGTACCCATCATAGCTCCAGGTATATCTGATTGTAGTGATGCATCTAAAAATATAGATTGTTCCCCACCTAATACTAATTGCATAGCTTCAGCTTTTGGTGATGGACAAGACATTGCTTTATCAACGATTACTAGTTGTTGGAATATTTGACCAGTTTTTTTACCATATAAATCATATTGGTCACAAACTTGTTGTTCTATTTCAAACTGCCACATATTATTACATGCAGCTGATAATCCATTCAAGATTTGAATAACCATATCATATGTAGTATTTGTTTTAGAATCAAAAACTCCTTTTGCAAAATCATAATTTACATATAAATCTTCTAAATATCCCCAATTACCTGCACGTAAATCAGTTAATTCATCAAAAATACCAGCATCTTTTGGGTCATATCTATTTTCGGATGGAAAACTTATTGCTTCACCCTCTGGACTGTAACTCATGTCAACAGTTCCTGCACTTTCAGCTGGTGCTGGTTCATCTCCTTTTAGTATTGACCATAATCCAAAGTTAGGCATTGTATTGTTTGGAATTAATAGTTTACTCTTATCTGTACTAAATATTCTTCTATGTGAACGTATTGGTATTTTATGAAATCTTAGTGGTGCCTCTACTATATTTCCTTTATCATCTGTTACAATTGGTATTGGATTTACAAGTGTTATCAGCGAAAGTAATACATCTAACTTTACAAATCTTTCATTTCCAATTAATGGGGTGTTACCAGGTATAGCAACTTTACCTCCTTCAGGATGTCTGATATTTGTATCAACAGTTTCATCTCCCATATCTTCTCTAAGTTCTTCATCAAAGTTTATAAAGTTATAGGATTTTGTAAAATATTCATTATCAACTAATGCCTTTACATCATCAGTTCTATTGTATGCAGGTAAATCATTAAACATATATTGGAACTGTCTTTTTTTATCATTAATAGTTCCACCTGTCCACCAAAATGATTTACCACCTAAGTTTGTTTTATTTTCAGTATCACTTGGTGGTTTTTGACCTTGAAGATATGCTGCTAAATCACCAACACCTGTTATCTTTGTTGTTACTATATATTTTTCACCACCTTCAATTGAAATTCCTCCACCAGTAATTCTACCCAAGAAGTTATCATATTGACCAGCAGCTTTTTCTCTAACTGCTTTGATTGAATCTAAGTTTCTCATGGATACAACTTGTGCAATATCTCGTACATCAACTATACCCTCTACTCCTTTAGCAGTATTCCAACCAAATTCAAGAAAAACAGAGTGTGCCGGTTCTCCAAATTTTTGTTGAATCTCTAACATCTGTGCTAATGAAAAACAAGTTATCTGTAATTCACATTTTTTTGATAATCCATTATTTCCTTCACTTATATCAATACCACTAATAATTGGTCTTGGTCTACCCCATCTATTATCTTTAAAATCAATTTCATTACCTTGTAAATCAGTTAATTTCGTATTACCTTCTTCATCCTCTGTTGTAACTGTTCTAGCTCCACCAGATTCTGCACCAATACCACCATAGATAGCATTTGCAGCATAAAATAAAGGTAAGTTTGGGTTTGATGTTATAATCATTCCAGCACCAACACCAGAAGTAACACGAATCCAAGCATTGAGTTTACTTGCGTATAGGATATTTCCTTTACGTTTATCTACTTCTGATTTTATATATCCTTCTGGACTTGAAAAGTAACTAAATGACATATCACTTATTTGTTAAAGTTATTCTTAATCTCTATGTAATTTTGTGGAATTCTTAGAACTGTTCCATCTTCACATGCAACAGATGCATTATGTATTTTGTTAGCAGCTGCAATAATCCACCATAAACTAGAATCATTATAATATTGATTTGCAAGTGTATCTAATCTATCACCAGTCTGAGTTACTACATAGATATCATCATCTCTTAGAGGGATTTGTGGATATATTTTACTTCTATATACCACTCTACCATCACCAAGTTTTTTCGTTTCGTTATTATCGTATCTACTCATCTTATGTTATTGATTTAAAACTATACATTTTACTTAAACCAGTCGTACTTCTTTGTTCAACAAATTTAATTGTTATTGATACATCTATAAATTTAGGTAATTTATAACCTTTTAAATCGTTTACTGTTAGTTCTTTAGTATTAAACTTATTTACAAACTCATTATCAACCACTGCATTACCTTGTCCTGTTTCCCATACACCACTATCTGGTATCGTATAAGATAAACTTTCAATAAATCCATCTTTTTGATTGTACATATCACCTAATGTAAATTTTATAAATGGTGGTATTACATATCCTATACTTTCACTTTGATAACCAGTTGGATAACATAAGTAAGTTAAGAATTTTAATTTTTCCCAATTATTAACTAATTCATTTGCATTTAGTGCAAACAACTGTAAGTTAAAGTTTACACTTCTTTCTACACCGCTGTAAGTGTATAGGTTGAATGGATTTCCTAAAAACTTAGAACTATCCCATGAAGGTGAAGTCGTTTCTGTAAGTCCATTTATAGAACATCTGAAGTGTGCTCTCTTTCCACTATAAGTATTTTTAATTACAAGAGGTATTAAATCAAAATCTTCTAATGGAGTTCCTCCATCAACTAAGATATCTTCATCTGATACTGGTGATTGATTTATAATATCTTTTTTATTTGTCATACCCCTTACACCTTCTAATGTTCTTCCAATAACATCATCATTTGTTGAGTACTTGTTTTCTAAATCTCTTTGTTTATCAAAATCATCTCCATCAAAATTATCACTTGGTTTAAATCTAAATCCATATTTTCCACCAAATGTTTTTCCTTCACCTCTTGTTGGTGTATATGATACTTTATCTATATTGATTGTTAAATCTTGTGAATCATCTATTACTAAATCTTCTGATGCTTTAGTATAAAGATTTGGTTTTTTACCTGAACGAGTTTCATCATCATTAAATTTATTTTCAGATATTTGAATATTTTTAGCAATTGTTAATGGAGGTGTACCAAAAATACCTTTTTCATACAATGATTTCACATATTCAAGTTTGGTTGACATATCGTTTCTATCTTCGATTGCCTCTGCAGATATATCAACAGTAGATGAATATGTAAATCCACCTTCTTTTTGTGGTTTCTTTTCTTGTATATCTTGTCTATTTGCTATTACATTACCATAATCAGGTATTAGGTTTTTATATTCACCTTGTGCAGGTTCATCAGGTCCTCTTTTACCAAATAATGCTCCTCTGATTTCTCCTTTTACTAAATCAATTCCTTTACCGATTGCTTGTTTTGCAATTGCAGATGGATTTCCACCACCAGTTGATTTTAAAAATTTACCAAGACCAGTTCCAGCACCACCTAATCTAATCTCTTCTAAGGTGATTGAAGTGTTGACGGGGTTCTTACCTACTAAACCTTTAGCAACATCAGTAGGAATCAAATTAACGGGTATTCCAAGTGTACTATTTACTTTATCTCTAGCCTCTGATATAGAATTTACCTTTCCACCAGTTAATTTACCCAATCCTTTACCAATTAATCCACCATCAGCAGGTGCTGAACTATTTGCAGTTCTTTGTTTTTCAACCGCTTCAGTAGTTCTATTTACGATACGAATAGATTCGTTACCATATAAGATAGGATTGTTTAATTCAACTAAGGATTTAACTCTGATACCACTAGTTTCTTGTTCTACTAGAGTTTCGTTATCCGCCTTAACTGAATCTTTTAATCCACTACTTTGAAATAATTCTAATATTGTTGGCATATCTTATAATCCATATGAGTTAACTTTTGTTCCATTAACTACGTTTTTAATTCCACTCGAAACCTTTGTTCCATCCATGTAAACTGCAACTTTACCAGCATTTAAATCTGCTCTTAATCCTTGAATCTCTGTGAGTAAGGCTTCCATTGAATCACCTCCACCTTCACTTTCACCACCACCGAACAATCCACCTAAGGCCATACTAATACCACCTACCATTGATAAGGCCATCAGACCAGGTAAAGCAGCAATTCCAGCTATTCCTAATAATGAAAGTGAACCAGCCAATGCGGTGATTCCTGCTGCAAGTGATATTATTCCACTCGTTAGTGGTACTATATTAGTAAGTGTATCTTTTACTAAGTTTAAGGTTTCAAATGGTATCATTCGTAATCCTATACCAAATGCAGTTAAACCAATACCTAGTGTAGTTAATGCCGCCGATGCAAAGAATATTGGAAGAGCCATTAATCCAAGAGGTACAACTGCCAATCCAAATGCCAATAACTGAGTACCAAGTGTTGCGAAATCAACACCAGCTCCTTTTGCTATTTCTTGTATTGCTTTTCCGAGAACAAACATAGCCCCAGCAACAATCAACATAGCGGCTGCACCTGCAAGAATTGCAACTGCTCCAACTCCACTACTCATAATAGCACCTAATAAAGCAACTGAACCAACTAGAGCCAACATAGATACTACCGCCATTCCAACCGCACTCCAACTAACTTTCATAAATTCTTGAACTGCTTTACCAAACACGAATACTGCAGCTGCAACTATTAATAAAGCCGCTGCTCCTTTTAGTACCGCACTCATGTTTATTTTACCAAGTGATTGTGTTATACTTCCTTTTCCACCGATTGCATCTCCACCACCTTTTGGAACTTTTGGGGTTTTTGCAACAGATGGTGTTTTACCAGAAGCAGGTGCTCCACCACCAAATAGTGAACCTACTTTTTCAAATACCTTATTTTTAAGTTGTTTGGCAGTTCCGGCAACATTGAATCCCATTTGACCAGCCGCAACTGCAGCTGAACCTAATCCTTTTACCATATTACCTAATGGTCCTTTGGCAATTGCAGATAATGATTCTTTCATCATATCAAACTGAGATTGTTGTATAGAACCATCAGCGTTTAACTTATCCATATTGGATGTCATCTTCTGAAGTTCTTCTACTGAAACACCTAAGGCCTTTGCAGCTTCTCTCTTCTGATAGATATCCATTTTGTTAAATTCTTCAACACCACCTAATTGTTCTATTGCTGATTTAACTGCTGAACCTATCTCTCCTTCATATGCTAATCTTCTTGCTGCTTCGAAGTTAATATTTTTACCTAACATTGCTCCTAATTCGAGCTCTGATGTTAGGGAGTTTTCTATATCTAATAATCCATCAGTAACGTTTGTTAATGATGACATTTCTAAACCGAGTTTCTTAGCCGCAATTGCAGCTTCAACCATATTCTTTCCACCATCTTTACCATACTCAGCAAACTTTTCAGTATTTGCTGCTAAATCTCCCGCAACTGCAGCAGGAATTACACCATTTGCAATCGATGCAGATTTAACAAGTGATAACATATCAGCACCTGCGGCTGCTGTTCCATCACCTAATCTAGCAAATGTTCCAACTAATTTTGCTGCTTCACCACCACCTATTCCTAAGTTGGTTGCTAGTAAATTTGTTTTAAGTTGAGCACCAAATGTTGCATTTTCAACACCACCCATTTCATTTGCCAATCCTTTGGCAACTTCCAATGCATCTTCAAATACAAGTCCTAATACTGTTGCGGACATTGTAGATTCTGTAAAGAATGTTCCTAGTTGTTTAGCAGATTTTCCTAATGCCTCAATTGCAAATCCAGCTCCAATAAGACCAGTACCTAACATACCCAATGGGCCTGATGTAAGTGTACTGAATACATCCAATACTCCACTTATACTACCCTTTATACCTTCTAATACCTTATGGGTATTTTCCATTTGTGATTTTTGGAAATCGGTGAGGTTAGAATAATCTTCTGCTAATGAATTTTGGTCTTTAAGAGTTTGTAAGATTTTAGTATTACCATGAATACCTTCACCAATCTTAGCCATTTCTTCATCACGCATACTCAACAATGCTGCTTTTTGATGAATATCATCTCTTCCTAATTGAGATATTTGTTGATTGTAATCTTGAACTTTTTGTAGTGATTGTAATTTTTTACCAGTAAACCTATCATCACCTGCTGCTAAATCTAATGCTGCTTTTTGATTATCTCTAAGTTTACCATACGCACCTGATATAGAACCTATACTTTGTTCCATACTAGAATATTCGTTAAGAGTATCTTGATTAGCTTTCTTTAACTCTTTTGCCAGGGCAACTATTTTTGCCTTCTGTTCATCAATGTATTTATTTATTTTTATTTGGCTTAAGACAGTAGAATCTTTTGCACGTTTGATTCGTGCCTCTGCGTTCTCTATTTGTTTTAGGAACTCTAATCTACTTCTTTCGTCAGCCATTTATACTCCTTATTTAGAATATTTTTTGATAAGTGCATCGAGTTCAGCTTTTTCTTTTCTGATTTTCTCCATTTTATCAGTTAATACTTTTGGAGTACCAGCTTTTCTAGCCCTCTGAATAAACTTATCATGGGTGTTTTTTTGTAATCCATTAAAGAATGAATCACTAAACTTTTTGGCAGTACCAAATAATCCTTCGTTTGTTTTTTCTTTTGACATATGTTTCTCCTATGTAATTCTTCTTATATAAATATAGAGCATAAAAAAAGTGAGGAAATTTACTTCCTCACTCTTACATTTGGTCCTCTTGATTTCTTAGAGGATTTTTCGTATTCTTCTTTTTCCTTTTTCTTGGCATCTACTAATTTCTTGAAGTAGAACCTTCTCCAATGGATAGGCATGAAGTAAACATCATTCCAAGTAAACCCATTACCATAGTTAACCATCTCCCATATTTGACCATGGAGCTGGATACTATAGTCATTCGGAAGGGTAAAAAAACGATACCCCAAAGGGGATATCGAGAGCCTCCTCTTCACCCGTGATGTTCGATACGAAATTGAACTTCATGTCCATATCTGGACTTAATTGTTTAACATAAGCTCGTAATGCCCTTGTATCCAAAGCCAATAAGCCATTTAGTACAAATGTATTGATGAATCCTCTATCTTGATTCCCATCAACCTCTTGTATCATATATTTTAATCTAGTTGTAACATCATTACTTACGTCTGATTTTCCTTTTTGTAATCTTTGTAATGCAGCAATTTCTGCATTGATATCAGTTTCATCTTTATGTGTAAGTAATTTAAACTTAATTTTCTTTTTTGCTTTTGGTAACTCGAATTCGTACAAATTACTTGAAGTTAGTATTGATTCATCTACTTCTTTTGTTTGAATTTTAGATAAATCTATTGTAGTTGGTTGTTGTTCGCCTGTAAATGGGTCAGTAATTTCTACTTTATATTCAGCACCATATCCAAGAATACGAGTAGCGAGAAGAATTGCATTCTTATCACCTACTACAATATCATTAATATCAATATCCTTATCAACAACTACTGATTCAAACAACTTATCGAGCACCACCCCCTTTCTTATCAAATTTTGTGAAGCAAGTATATCCTCCTCTTTAGCAGTCATATACTTGATTTCTACTCTACCCTTTGATAATGGGTTGTCTTGAGGATAAACTTTCCCTTTAGATGGGAGTTCAATAACCTCTGTTGGAAATTCGTATTTTGCCATAACGTTAATTTATTTGTTTGTATATAAATATATAAAAATTAAAAAGTTAGAAATTGGACATAAAAAAAGGTTCTCACTAAGAGAACCTTCTTCCTTCAATATATTATTAGTATTAGAATTCTAGGATTGCGTAATCATAAGATAGTGTTAGTGAGATTTCAGCCGGGTCATTTGAACTCCAGTCAACATCATTAAACACTGCGTTGTTGATAAATGCACCTTTTAGAGTCCATTGTTCAATCTTATCACCAACAGGTCCTAACATATAAAAGTTGATATCTTTTTTGTAGAAATCAGCATATCCATCTCTACCTGTTAGGGATTCGTGAGATGTTCTTACCCATTCCATTACAGATTGTGCACCACTTGGTACAATTGGGTCATATAATGTTATTTCTACATCTTGCCACTCACCTTTTCCTTTAAGTTTTCTCTTAACGTTAATGTGGTCAAGAGTTACAACCTCAAACTGAATTGAAGGTCTGTTAGCTGTTTTGATAAGATATGAAGGGATACCATCGATTTCCATGATGAATCTATTTTTCATCTTCGGTTCGAAGTTGGTATAAAACATATCGTTAAATTCTAATACTTCTGCCATTTTTGTTTATCTCCTATTACTAATATAAATATATAGTTTCTATTTTTTCATTTAATTAAGCTGAGAATGATGCCCCAGTCGGTAGAATGTTGAAATCAATTACAATGAATTCAGCCGTTTTTGTAGGTTGTAAAAATATTTGACCTGCTAAAACGTTTCTATCGATTACATCTGGAGTGTTGTTAGTTTCATCCATTACAACTCTAAATGCATATAACCCTTGTCTTTGTTGTACTCCTTCTAAATAAGGTTGTACTGTGTTAATAAATCTACTTCTTGTTTGTGCCGTATTTTGTTCGAATACTAAGTATCTCGAAGTACTTGCAACAAACTTCTTAACTTTGATTAACAATCTTCTTACGTTGATTCTATCTAAAGCTGATGCCTTATCTTGTAAAGTTTTTTGTCCGAAAGCAACAATTCCTTCGCCTGGGAACTGAGCAATTGGGTTAACTTTTCCTTCATATAAAGTATCTCTCTCAGCATGTGTTAATCTGTTTAGTACAGAAACAGCACCTACGATACCACCTCTGTTTAAACCAGCTGGTGCAAACCACTCAGCAGCAACTCTATCATTTGCAGCATAAATACCAGGTAGTAATGTTGATGGGGGAACTGCCGTTAATTTGTTAGTATTTCCATCAATTGTTTTGACCCACGGGTAATATGTACCTACATAATTAGAATCGATTGCCTCAGCTTGTGTTACTACCTGTCCTATACTATCATCTTGGGCAGTTACATCACCGATAAAGAATGCATCTTGTCTAGCTTCTACCATATCTACAATCTTATCAAATACATAAGAGTGTAATCTTCTTACAACACCAGGTGCAGATACCAAGTTGATATCGAAATCATCTGGATTAGATACTGCGTTGATTGCTTTTACATAAGCAACTGAACCACTTGCAGTTGAACTAGATAAGTTAAATCCTTGAGAGTTACCAGCAGATATCGTTCCTCCTAAGTAAGGAGATATTGTTGGTGCACATCCATCAAACCCACCTTGAAATGCTACTGAGAATTGTCTCTTAGCAACATCGATTGCCTTAGCACTAGAATCAGTTGAACCAGTCAGTTCATATGATAATGTACTATCAAATGCAAATACAGCATTTGAACCTTCACCAGCGTTTGTTGGTAGAGGAGCAAGATAATTAAGGTTATCTTTCTTTACTACTGCAGTTTCTAAATCGATACCTGAGTAGTTTAGTTTGTTAGATGAATTGTTAGAGTCAGAGTTAGTTTTAAACTTAACTGCAGATAATTCTGTTTCAGTTGTAAGTTTAATTGGATTAGTGTATGCACCATGACCAAACGGTCCAGCAGTGACAGGGAATCCACTATTTACGTCTACTCTAATATATTTTGAGTTATTTCTATAATCACCACTATCAGTTTGTTTTCCATTAGCATCGATTGATACGTTTCTATCTCCGATTACTTTTGAAATATACTGAGGTGAAGCAGGGTCTAGGTTTACATTGTTAAATGTTTCTAGTACTGATTTTCTTTTATCAGTATCACCAAATTTTCTAACTGCAATTGAGAATGTAGCATAATCAGTAGCATTAGAAGAACCAGCTTCTTTTACATTGAATATAGAAATTAATACTTGTTGATTCGTGTATGTACCATCACCTAAAGTATGGAATCTAAACAAGTTATGTCTTTCTCCAGAAATCAATTGAGAAACGATATATGGAGTAGTAGCATGTTGTACATCGTTTGTAAACAATTGAGCCGGTAGTTGTTCTGCAATTACTTGAGAACCACTATCAGAGATATATGTTCTTTGGTCATATGAAGCTGATTGGTACCAGTTATATGAATAAGCTGTTTTTGAACCATATGGTGATTCTCCAAATACATCAGCGATATCATTTCCTGCAGTGTACAATACTGAAGAAGATATTTCTCCAAATGAACCACTTAATGAAAATGCCGATGCAGATTGTTGTGAATCAATTGAAGCTGAACCATTTAGGTTAAACCCAACTGAAGCATCTGAACCACTTGAATTGAATAGTGTTCCAGCTACAACGATTCCTCCATCAGAACCACTAATTTTAAGGGCAATACCATTAGTTTGAGTATAACCACCTAAGTGACCAACTCTTACTACTGTTACTGTTCCTGCTTCTCTTAAATAATTTTGTACGGTATATCCTGTATAGTTTGACCCATCAGGTGTACCGAAGATTTCATTGAAATCTGATTGTGTGTTTATTACAGTAGGTACAAACGCAGGTCCTTTATGTGTTGGTCCTATGATTGCTGCTCCTATTTCTCCAATTCCTTGTGAAAGGAAAGATAGGTCATTTTCTCTTGTAAATACACCAGGTGATACTATTTTTTCTGCCATTTTATTTTACTCCTATTATCAAGTTTGTGTAATGATACACATATAAGTATTATTAAATAATTCTAAAACACAAAAATTACTTCTCGCTTTCTACGAGTTCAGTAGTTTTTTCTTCAGATGGTGTAAATACACCCGTTTGGGGGTCAAAATTACCATCTCCGTATTTTTTATTTAGTGTTGTGAATAATTCTTGTTCATCTACCACTAATTTGTTATAATTGGCTTCTACCAATCCTAACTCTGTTTCAACCTCTTGTACTCTTCTCTTCTTTTCTAAATGAAGTTGTCCTAATTGTGCAAAAGATTGACCAATTTGTTGTCTAAGGTTATTAATTTTCCCTAGTTCTTCTTCTGTAAACTTTATTTCAGCCATTTTGATATATAATTTAAAATGTTTATTGTGTATATATAAATATAAGTTTTTTTCTCAAACGCTAATTTTAAGCTGTAAATGTTAAAGTACTTGAATAAGCCCCTGCCAATCCACTTTTTATAGCTCTAACCCTAGCATAGTATGTATTACCAGCAACCAAACTATATCCTTGTTGCAATTCAGCTGAGTTTTGATTCCATTCTGTTTCATTTGCCTCAGTACTACTAAAGTTACTTGCGGTAGATACTTGGAAATCATAAGCAGTTGCACCACTATAAGCTGTCCAACTAAGTGTTGGACTATTATAAGCCAACCCAGTCACTGCACTTGGTGCGGCTATATCTGTATGTGAATTACCACCTTTGTTGTGAGTTACATATCCATTTACTAAATAGGTATCTACTTCTTCTACATTTATTGATACGATTTCTACACTTTCCTTTACTATTTCAATTTTATCTACATTTACCTCAACTAAACCATCTTTTATTCCACCTGCTGCTTTAATCAATCTATCTCCTACTTGTAATCTAAACATTTCTTTGAATCTATAAATTGAATCAGCTTTATCCCAAACTAACATTGGGTGTTCAGATGTTGCAGTTATTTCACCATCATTAATATTATAATATGATGATGCGAATGAATAAATAATATCTTTTACCTTTACTTTTTCGAATTCACCTAGTACATCTCTTGCATTCCATTCAAAGAAATCTTCATCTGAATCTAGGTTTAGGTTATTTGGATTATATCCTACTAACTCATCTCCTTCTTCTAAATCCCCAACTTCTACAATACTACCATCCCATTTTGTGATTGGTGAATCAGCAGTTAAACATAAAGCAGATGCGTTGTTATCATATGAATCAACAGAATAAACAGTTTTATCTCTATTAGAACCAAAGTTACTCATATGACCGTTGAAGGTATCATCAAATACAACCCTTACTGTGTGTGTTGCAACTGTTTGTAATTCAGTTTGTGTTCCCGCGTTTGACATTTCACTAGCAGCAAATACTGCAGTTTCACCAGCGTTTTCACTTACACTCAAGTTACTTCCAGCAGGTACACTCCATTTAAAGTTGGTGGGTTGGTCTGCTATTCCATCTGTAAATCTTGAACCAGTACCACTAAAGTTTAATCTATATGTTTCTGATGTATTTTCTACTACATATGTAAAACCAGAGATACCATCAACAGAATCTCCAGCAAAATCTGAAAGTTGTCTTGTTACACCATCTAATGTTGCATCAATACTTGTTTGAATGGCATTTAATGAAACACCACTACCAGTTGATGTTGTTCTAACTGCTGTTCCTAATTGTTTTAAACTTAAAGTATCTCCTGATGATAATGATGGCATAATGTTTTCCTATATATTATAAATATCAACTAACGATGATATCCATTTATTTTTATCAGAATAGTTTTCTATCATATATGATTTTAGTTTCCTAAACCACTCTAATTTCGTTTTATATGGTGTTTCACATATCTTGTTATAAATATCATTAAAATCGTTTTTAAACGATGCACGATAAGGATAATCAAAATCTTTACACCAAGTTTCATGTAAAATTGGAAGTTTTCCATAATCTACTGCTTCAAATATACCATATCCAAATGGTTCATATAAGAAACATGAATGAGATACTCCCCAATCTTTTTTATAAAATGTATCTTTAAACTCAGAATTGTAATGATATATTTTGGATTTACTCAAATCTAGTTTTTGTCCACCTTTCCAAAAATACATTGTTTCTAATGCCTCTGTAAACATAAATGATTTTAACCCATCTAAAAAATGTACATTCTTTCTTCCTTCTGGTCTTGCACAGAATCCTATTGTATTCGATTCTGATAACTCCCAATTCCTTTTAAACTCATAGTGATTGGTAATTGTTTTATCAGATATGGGAATATCAAATAATCCAACCCATATATTATGTTTACTATATTCAACAACTTCCTTTTCCCATGTAGAATCCATATATGGTGCATGAACAACTCTTGAATCTGTTCCCATTGTTGATTTTAGTATATGGTCTACTGAATTATGTAGTATGTTTGAATGTATCTTATCTTTATTATCTATAATACATTTCATTGGTGTATAATGTCCATGAAGTATATTGATTCTTCTGGCACCATTACAAAGTTCTTCAAACTTTTCTATATCATCTCCATGCCAATAAGTTTCGATTGGAAATTGATATCCAATTTCATCAAAATTATTTGGTTTATTTCTATGAATAAGAAGTATGGGTTTTACTTTTAAGTTTGGTACAATTAATTCTAACCAATCATTTACCCATTTATCAGAACCTGCGTTGGTATAAGGACCACCGCCAGTTGTGTAATAAATATCGTACATTTATTTGATTTTTGATTCTAACTCTTCTACTCTTTTAAGAAGTTCTTTGTTTGATTCAATGAGTAGGGCTACTATCTTTTCGTATTTTACCGCTTTATATCCACTTTCTCTTGTTTCTACAATCTCTGGTAATACTTTTTCTATTTCTTGTGCAATTACACCAACATCGTGTTGGCCTTTGAATACTTCGTGTTTATTATTCCAATCAAAAGTATATCCACCGATTTGTTTTAGTTTTTCGTTTGGATTTTCGATTGGTGTAACATTATCTTTATATCTTTCATCTGAAGAAGCGTATGCAACAACATCTTCACCAACATTAAGTGTTTTTACTATACCAACACCACCATCTACAACTAATGCCCCAGCCGTTTTACTTGTTGATTGAGTTGTATTATTTACATCTAATCTACCTGCAAGTGTATTAGCACCTGTACCAGTTTGAGTAATCTTACCACCAAAATCGATATCATCTGTGAATGTTGCTGAACCTCCATTAGACATATCTAAGGTAAGGGCATCTATGGTTACAGTATTATCAACTCCTCTGAATATAATATCTTTATCATTCGTTGATGATTTAATTATGAAATTTGAGTTATCTCTTTTAAATCTACCATATTCAATACCATTATCTTTAAGAAGTACATCTGCATCATCGGCATCTAATGTAATATCTCCACCTACATCTAAAATAAAATCACCAGCATCTGAAATTGTAGAACCATCAATAGTAATATCATCTACTGTTAAATTTCCTATAATAGAAATTGAACCAGTTGTAATGGAATCGGTAGTTACTATATGTTGTATGGTAGCAGAACCATCGTTCTTTTCAAAGAATATTCTACCATCGTATGTGTTTATTGCTATTTCGCCTAAGGCAAGTTGTGAAGTAGAGGGTACTTTACCTTCGGTTGAAGAACGTTTTAATTTTATTGTCTGTGCCATTTAACTAAAATTCTATTTAGATTTTAGTTCCTCGATTTCTTTTTTCAATTCTTTAATTGATTCAATCAGTAAAGGAACAATTTTGTCATATTTTACTGCAAGGTAACCATTATCCCTTGTATCTACAAGTTCTGGCATTACTTCTTGAATTTCTTGAGCAATTACCCCATAATCCTTACCTTTATAAATATTCTGTTTCTCTTCATTCCAATCAAAAGTGTTACCACTTATTTGAGAAACTTTATCTAAAGCCCCTTCGATTGGTTGAATGTTATCTTTTAATCTTTTATCAGATGAGATGTATGCAACAATATCTCCCGTTGCCCCAACATCACCCGTTACTTTTAATTCGTATGTTGCATCACTTGCTCCACCTACACCAACTTTAGCAAATTGTACATTATCACTTGTTGCAATTCCTTGATTAGATGAACCTAAGTAACCCCATTGAGTATTTGATATTGTTACTGAATTTATATTTGCCAATTGAGATGCTTCAGCATTACTAATAGCAACTCCATTTATAGCAATTACATTAATATCATTAGCACTACCAGTTGCATCTCCACCGATAGTTATTTGTGATGAACCACTTACTACTCCACCAATTAGTTCAGCAGAGAGAGTATCTCCAGTTAATATCATATTAACTTCATTAGTATCAGAAACTGCTAAATTTGTATCAGATGAAATATCAACAGAAGTTAAATATGAGGATGTTGCAGCTGCAAGTTGGTTTAATCTAGTATCTTGTAAAGCTTGTTCAGTAGTAATTGAACCTGTTTCTGTGGATAATTGATTTAATCTATCTGTTTGTGTGTTATTAGTTGTATCATTAGAAGATGTGTAGGTGTTTAATGAACTTAAAATACCTAATACTTGTGATGAACCACTAACTACTGTTTCTGCATCTAACTTAGTTTTTACTCTTGCATCTGTATAATACTTATTTGTTGCTTCAGAAACATCATCAGTATCTATTGCTGAAATATCGATTCCATCTACTGTTCCACTTAGTGTTATATTACCAACAACATGCAAATCATCTGAGAATGAGAATCTTGAATCTGAATGAACCCATGTTAAAGTTTCATTGGCACCACCAATTGTAATACCAGCACCATCAGCTGCTGCTGAATCAGCTGCCCCACTTGCTATTAGAATATTTTTATCTGCAACATTAAGGTTAGTTACATCAAGTTCAGTTGTTGAACCTTGAACTGTTAAGTTACCAAGAATTGTTACATTACTTGAATCTAATGCAATTGCAGTTTCAACAGATGATGTAAATGATTCTAAGTTTGTAATATCAACATTATTAGATGCAGTATATGAATTTAATGATGTATTATAAACCTCATCATCTAAATATGTTTTGTCAATTACTGTACCTTGCCAAGTACCAGTTCCAATAGTACCAACAGTTGTGATAGAACTAGCACCTGTAAATCCTGTCTTATCTGCACTTTGTAGTACTACTTGACCAGAACCACTTATTACGGTTTCAGCAGTTAATTTAGTTTTTACTCTTGCATCTGTATAATAAAGATTAGAACCTTCTGATAAGTTAGAAGTACTTGAACTTGATTCATCTATAAGTTTTATCCAATTACCTCCATGTGCAAAATATCCTTTACCAGTTCCATGAACATGAGCGAACATACCATGATAAGTTGATGCGTTTGGTAAATCTCCTTCAGTAGAATAAACATTCCCAAAGAGAACTTTATTTCCTCCCATATCTAAATCAGAAGCTACAACAAAATCGATTACCTGTTGTGAACCAGAGATTATACCTTGTCCTAATTTTTTAGTAAACAATGTATCTGATTCTGTTTCTGTATAATATCTTCCATCTAAATCAACAGTTGTTGCAGTTGAACTAGTTACATGACCATTAGAATCTAATGTAATTGTTAAATCTTGTATTACAGTACCATTAGAATTATCTTGTGATATATTTGAACCTGCACTTATACTTGGATGTGAAGTTAAGTATGAACCAGTTGCTGCTGCTAGTTGATTCAATCTTGTATCTTGACCTGAATTTGTTGTATCGTTTGATGCAGTATATGAATTCAATGAAGAAATATCGGTAGCACCTGCATTGGCAGTAACTGCATTTATAAAGTGTGATGAACCAGTATTTAACGCTAAAGTTAAATCACCACTTACACCACCTCCACTTAAACCTAAACCTGCACCAACCGATGTAACATCACCACCACCAGAAGATACGATTGCATCGTTTACTGCAGCTGCAGTTGGTACAACAGTTGTATCGTTGAAAATAGAACTTGTTACGTTGAAGAACGCAGCAGTTCCAACTGAACCAGTGAATGTTGTTAATTGGTCTACTCTACTTACAAGTGAAGAAGTTGTAGTTTCTACGTTATCTAATCTACTATCTAAAGATTGAGTTGTTAGATGTATATTTGTAAATTTATTATCTTGTGAACCTGTAAATGTTTCTACTTGGTCTAATCTACTATCAAATGATGCGGTTATTGTATCAATACCATCTATTCTAGTATCAATTGAAGCAGTTTCTAATTGTAATCTACCTAATCTTTGGTCAAATGAAGATGTAATAGTTTCAACATTATCCAATCTACTATCCAAAGATGATGTAGTTGATTCTAAATTAGTTAATCTACCACTAAATGAGGATGTAGTACTTTCTACATTATCTAATCTTGAATCAAGTGAAGAAGTTACACCTTCAAGTGTTGTACTTTTTGCTTCTTCAATGTCTAACCTAGAATCTAGTGAAGAAGTTACACCTTCAAGTGTTGTACTTTTCGATTCCTCACGAGTTAATCTAGTATCTAATGAAGAAGTTGTAGATTCTACATTATCCAATCTACCATCCAATGATGAAGTTGTAGATTCTATATTTGTTAATCTACCATCAAAAGATGAAGTTACTGTTTCAATAGTTGTACTTTTACCTTCTTCTACATCTAATCTACTATCTAAAGATGCAGTAGTTGTTTCTAAGTTACTTAATCTAATATCTGCAGATGCAGTATATAAGTGTAATCTATCTAAATCCGAACCACTTATAAATCCGAAATCAGTTATTTGTTTTGAACCACTTAATAAAGTTGGTTTACTTGTTATACTATTAAATGCAACTGAATTTGCAGTTACACCCGTCAATGCACTACCATCTCCAACAAATCCAACTGATGAACTTACTCTTGCATCAAATAAGAAGTTTGAATCATCATGGTCCCAAATTAAAGATTTACTGGCACCATCAATTGTAATACCTGCACCATTAGCTGCCGCTGAATCAGCTGCCCCACTTGCTATTAATAGGTTTTTATCTTCAATATTTAAGGTCTGAGTATTAAGTTGTGTTTGTGAACCTTGAACTGTTAGGTTTCCTAATACTGTTACGTTTGTACTATCTAAAGTAATTGCAGTATTAAATGAGGATGTAAATGAATGTACATTTGTAAGTGATACATCTGAAGAACCTGTACTTGTTTCTAGGTTACTTAATCTATCATCATGTGAAGAAGTTGTAGTTTCTACATTATTTAATCTACCCTCTAGTGATGCGGTTACTGTTTGAAGTGTTGTACTCTTTCCTTCTTCTACATCTAATCTACCATCAAGAGAAGAAGTTTCTAGTTGTAATCTATCTAATCTTTGGTCAAAAGATGAAGTTACAGTTGCAAGTGTTGTACTCTTAGCCTCTTCAACATCTAATCTACCATCTAGGGAAGAAGTTACAGTTGCAAGTGTTGTACTTTTTGCTTCTTCTACATTTAATCTTCCATCTAAAGAAGCAGTTGTTGTATCAATACCACCTATTCTAACATCAATAGATGCAGTAGTAGATTCTAAATTATCTAATCTACCATCAAAAGATGACGTAGTTGATTCTATATTGTTTAATCTTCCATCAAATGAAGATGTTGTTGATTCTATATTATTTAATTGAATCGTTGCATCTGCCTGGAAGGTGTTAGATGAACCTGAGTTTGATTCTAAATTATCCAACCTACTATCAAATGATGCAGTAGTAGTTTCAACATTACCTAACCTACCATTAATAGTTGTAATGTTTGTATCTAAAGAACCTGTCTTAGTTTCTAATGTTGTTAATCTAGTATTTTGTGCAGTATTAGTAGTGTTTATAGAACCAGTTTCTAATTCTAATCTATCTAATCTTTGGTCTTGTGAACCTGTATCAGTTTCTAATTGTGTAATTCTTGTATCGAAAGATGATGTAACGGCATCGATACCATCTATTCTTATATTGTTTGAGGATGTATATGCATTTAATGAATTTAAATCTGAACCACTTATAAATCCAAACGCAGTGATTTGTTCAGAACCAGATATATTTGCCTGTCCACTAATTACAGTATTTGATGCGTGTATAGTTCCAACATATAAATCTTTATATTTTTTGGTAGTTGAACCTAAATCAAATTGATTATCTGATTGTGGTATTAAAGATGAACTTAACGAACCTTGTATAACAATATTATCAGTTACCTCATCACCAAGATATAATTCTCCACCAATTCTAATATCACCACTAGCTGATATGGAAGATGCTGTTATATCACCATCTATCCAAAGATTACCATGATTTTTCTGTTCTAGTTTGGTTAACGTTACGATATCGCCAGAACCTGATAGTCTCAGGACTAATGATGCCGAGTCATCGTTTACATATATTTCACCATAAGAAAGTGATGAAGGGGATGAACCTCTCCTTAATTGTATAATAGCTGCCATTAATTACATCCTAAATTTTATATAAATATTCCAAACCCAATAAATTGGGTGTTTCTTCACTTATATAAATATGAATTTATTTATTAATAAAAAAAAATCCCCACCGAAGTGAGGATTCTTTGTTTAAAATACGTGTCTACTTTAGAATTGTCCACCATCTAACGTTACTGTTAGAGATGAAATATCAGTAGAAGATACTAACTGTTTTGAAGCATTAGTTACAACTAATTGAGAAGCAGTTAATCCACTTATAATTAGGTTAGAACTGATTGTTACTGCAGTACCATTATCAGAAATTGCTGAATCTACTAATAGGTTAGAAGAATTTACCTTCTGTACGTTATTAGTTGTTGGGTCTGCATTGTAGAAACTTAAGATTTTTTCTGAACCTTTAACTCCACCAATCCATCTATCATCACCTGTATTCCATAGTAATGAACCAGAATTTGAAGTACCTTCAGCATCTCTTACATAAATACCACCATCGTTACTACCAGCAGCATTTAATTCAAGAATGTTATCTCCAATTGCTACGTTTGTAGTATCGATATATGTTGTAGTACCACTTACTTGTAAGTTACCAGCAATAACAACATCAGTAGTTGAAGCACCAACTGTAAGAGTGTTTGCTCCTACTGTATCGAAGATTGTTCTATCTCCAGCAGCTAAATCTAAATCAGTTAACCCTACTATTGCAGTAATTGAACCTCCTAATGAAGTATCAGTAGTACCGATAGTAATACCATCATTTTCCAACATAGCGTTAGTTACACCACCTGCTTTAATACTAATTGTTCTAGCAGCAGAACCATTAAAGGTTGTACCACTATTTAATTGAATTGATGAATCATCAACTGTTAAAGCATTTGTAGTTGTACCAATAGTTGTAGATGTATATGCGTTTGAACCAAATATTTCAGAAGCAAGTTTTCTTTTCTGAGCACTTCCACCATCTAATATTACAAATTCATCCTCTCCAGGTACGAAGGTTTGAGTCATATCTGTTAATTCTGTTAAATCAACATCAACTTGGTCAGCTTGTACATCGATAAGATTACCAGCACCAATATTAAGTGTTAAAGCACCACTTGAACCACCACCAGTTAAACCACTTCCTGCAGTTACACCTGAAATATCTCCACTTTCGTAAGAACCTGTATTAGATTCAATCTGTCCTAATCTTTGTATAACTGAACCTGAATGTGTGTTTAATGAAGTGTTTAGAACTTCATCATCTAAGTATTGTTTATCAATAACAGTACCATTCCAAGTACCAGTTCCAATTGTACCTAATGTTGTTACATTAGCAGAACCTTGATAACCATCTTTCAATCCATCTGGTGTTACCGCTCTTGTTGCATCAGTACCAGTTGTTGTTTCAGCAGTTGTTGCTAATTCAACTTTACCAGCAGCAGTTGCAGATGCAGCGGATACGATACCAGTTGCATCTCCACTATCTAATGTACCAACAGTTGTAATTGCCAATCCATCAATATCAGATTTAGTTTGGTCAGCAGTTGCACCATCTTCAACGTTAATAAGTGTTCTAACGTTTGCTGCAGTTAAAGCAGTTGGTGATGCAGTACCACCAGAAACATTACCTAATATAGTGTTATTGTTTTGTTGTGTTATTCTTAAATTTTCTGAACCATCAGCTTCTAAGCCAGTTCCTGCAAAATCAGATACATCAATGTTTAATGTTACTGAAGAATCTCCACTTTGGTTACTAGTAAATGTACCACCAGTTTTTAAACCATCACCAGCGGTAATAGTTAAAGTTGAATCGTTGATACCAGCTAATGCAGATACCTGTGAAGATGAAGATACGATACCTGAACCTTTGAAATCAATTTGTCCATGTGCCAATGTTACATCGGTGTTACCACCTTTACCCAAAATTGTTAATTTTTGAGCATCTGTTTCATAGTAAGGTACACCGTCAATTGAGTGGTTATAAGAACCACCAGTAACGTCAAGTGTAGCCGAACCAGTTAAAATTTTGTTAGAGGGAGTTAATACATTTCCTTCAACTCCAACAAACAGTAAACCTTCTTGATGTACTGCCAAGTCAGAACCCGAAGCGATGATTAACTCACCATTAATCGGAGTTACTGAACCTGCAATACTTTCGAGTTTACCTCTTCTATGTTTAATAGTTTGAGCCATAATTTTCCTTTTTCTCGTTTATTTTTAAAATTAATTTATACATAACTTATTGTATTGCTTGGAGTATATACTCCGATTAAATCCATATATAGGATTATTCCTTTATAAATATACGATGATTATACTTCACCACCGTCTAAATTCGTTTTTTGTACGCCTGATGTAAAATGTGCCGAGCCTGTATCAATCGATACACCACCAGTCAATGTGATTCCACTACCTGCATCTACTTCTAAAGTAGCATTACCACTTGAAGCTCCACCCGTCAATCCATCTCCCGCAAAAACAGCAGTAATATCACCACTACCACCACCTCCTCCACCAGAACCAGTTAATGCCGATAAATCAACAGACATGGATACTTGTGAAGAACCACTTAAATTTTCTCCAAATAGTGTTAATGTATGAGTTCCATCAAATGATGCACTAACAAAAGAACCACTATTGAATGAAAATGGTGCAAATGTTACAGTATCAACAAAAGAGTTTGGTGGGTCTGCTGGAGTAACTGTTGCCTTAAAAAGAGAACCACTATCTTCTACATAAACAATTTGACCATCTGAAAAATAATTTACAGATGTTGAATTCATAGTTGAAGCAGATACATAAGTTTTAAAGGCACCTTTTATTCTATCTACATCAGCAAGTACTATATTGTTACTCTGTGCAGTTGATGATAATTGTAATTTTGAACTAAATGATGGCATCTCTTTTTTCCTTTATATATAAATATTAAGCTCCTCCAGAACCTGATGATGGGTTCAATCCTATATTGAAATTTGTTCCACTTGAAACTTGATTTGTTGCACCTACCATAAACCACTTTGTATAACCCACATGGGC